CTTTTAGAGCGCCAGCACCATTGCTATTGAGTGGATTTCCTGAGGTGTCATTGATCTGAACCGCACCGCCTGCGCCACCGCCACCACTTGGAGGATAGTTTTGAAATGTTGCCATTGCTTAGCTCCTTTTAGCTGCGATCCAAATGTCGCAAGTGCCGCCGCCCGATACGGCAACGTAAGAGATTCTGATTTCAGAGATTCCAGTCTGTCCGACGTCCCAGCCAATAGGAGCGCCCGAAGCGGGAGCCGATTGTCCCGTGCCTAAGCGCATCCACTCAGTCGATGGGCCTACAAGATTTGAGGAGGAGGAAGACGAGAGGGAAGTGCGTCCTTCAAGATAGAAGGTTCCTGATGGCGTACCAGTGAGCACATTGATTGAGAGTGACACGCGGTCCATGTTCTGAATGTTTGTGCTCTTACTTGAGAAGCTTGTGCTCATATCCTGTGCGGATGCGAGCTTGTACGGCGCTATAATATCCTTGTTTGCCATCTGATTCCCCCTTCCTTGTGGGAACGTCTGAACCGATATGTCTAGTTCAGGCTAGTTTATGCATTCTCCCTTTGTGAGTTTGATTGCATTGCAGTCAGCATCCTGCTTCCTGCGTTCAGTCCTTTTAGTCCGCCTTGCGTTACTTTTCCTTGCGTCTGCGCATCAGCTTTTGCCTGCTGAACGCCCATCGTCTGCATAGCCATCTGATTGGTTTGAATGTTCTGAGGATTAAGAGAGCCATCAAGATCTTGTCCTAAGAAGAGTGAGAGCGATTGACGCTTTTTATAAGGCATCTCAAAAGAGGGCTTTGCCATGTGATCCATGAGAGATTCCATGACGGTTGATTTCATCTCTGAAAAAAGAGTCGGATAAACCGTTTGGAGCGTCTCCATGTGCTCAGGAGTTAAGGTTCCTGCCGCCACATGCTTTAGAACATCAGTTGGGTTTTCAACTGTCTGATAGTAGAGGTTAAACTTTGATAGATCAGCCTGTGATGGTGGGAGTTTCCGACTCATCGGGCCTGCTTGCTGCTCTTTAGGTGCTTTGCTGGATAGAAACTGAGTCGCGCGGATCGCTGTTTGTTGAATTGCGCCCGCAGTCTTTGGAGCAATGGTGTAAAGAGAGCGCGTTCTCTCATCTAAGTGATCAATGAAGTGCGATGGATCAGAGTTAAGCTTATCTATCTTATTGATGAGATCCTTTTGATCGTCATGCTTTCCAGCAGCGATGCCCAAGAATGCAGACGCCGGAAGTGCGGCTTTTCCGCTCGCCTTAAAGATCGCCTTCGCACCTGAGACAATCGTTTGCGTCTGCTTCTGTGCGGTTCTCTCAATCTGAGCAAGGCCCGCAACTTTTGCGGCACCTTCTGGATCAAGGCGTCCTGTAGCTTTAACAAACTTCTCAAGACCAAAGTCACGCGCATTGGCAATAATTGCGCCGGTTGGTGACTCAAAGAAAGCTCTGAACGCGGAGGCGTGAGCAGTGCCGGATGGATTGATGTTTTTTGGAAGAGAATTAATCCAAGTCTCAGCAGCATGAAGCTTATCAAGCTCTTCTGGCTTAAACATAATGCGCTTAAGCTCAGGACTCATGTCATTCACTTGCTTAAACACTTTGGATGGCATGAGCTGGCCATCTTTCATGGCGTTTTTGATGATCTCGCCACGCTGATAGCGCATGAGAAACTCAGTCTCTTCAGGGAAGTTCTTTTGAAAGAACTTGAGGAATTCAGAATTATCCTTGGCAAACGCCTTCTTTAAGAACTTCTCAGGCGTCATCTCGTCGATGTGATCTAAGAAATTCTGTGCGCCTTTGAAATTCTTCTTTCCAAGGGCTTTACCAAGCTCTTCCATCTTACCCGCAAAAGCCTTGTATCCCTCTTTGGCGGCATCCATCTGATCAAGCAGACCCATGATCTTCTCTTTGGCTTGAGAAGTTTTCATGGTTTCAGCAAAGCGACGGATTGCACGCTCTTCAACGCCGTTGAGCTTATCATTGATGGCGCGAGCCAAGTCTTTTGCTTCCATCGGAGCAGACTTTGAGACTTCAGTTCTAAAATTCTTAAGCCACGCCAAGTCTTTGACCTGATCGATGCTATCAGCGACTTGCTTCACGTAGTTATAACGAGACGTGCCTTCAATTAGGCGCTGCTCTTCGATGATCTTATTGATGTTGCGAGAAAGTGCGCCAGTAGATCTATCGGTGAGTGGGATGGCCTCTTGATAAGGCTCAACTTCTTTGTAAAGTTCTTTCAGCGGCGCATATTCTTGCTCAATCTTGTCAGCAACTGACTTTTTAAGAAGATCGCCAGCCTCAGCAGCAGAAAGGGCTGACTCTTGTCCCACGGCATCGCCCACGGCACGCTCAGCGGCTTGATAGCCGTCTCTCAGCATCGCTTGTCTGCGCATGCTAGCCATCGTAGGAGGACCGTTTAAGAGTGCCGAGTCTGCTTTTTGGACAAGATCGCTTGCCGATGTTTGGCTCTCAAGAACTGGAGCGCCGATCTTCTCAGCTGCGGCCTTAATCTCAGATGCGTTCTCTTTTTGTTTTCCAAGTCCTGAGAGTACGCCTTCTTTTTCGGCCTGACTCATCTCAGATGCATTGACGGATGCCTTGAAATCGCCTGCGTCTAGCGCTGCTTTTTCAGTAGGAGAGATAAATTTAGGAAGATATTTCTCGGTGAGACCTGAATATGCTCCAACAACGCCACCAAGACCTGCACCAAGGCCGCCAAACATGAGCGAGTTGTATCCGATGTGCGACATGAGCTTATCGCCCAAGGCTTCGGGATTGCCCATTGCATCTTCATTGACTGCTTGGCCTAATCCATAAGCTGCACCTTCAACGGCAGAGCCTGCGCCTGTGGCAATCGCTTTTGAAACGATCTTATTTACGATGGGAGATGTTTCAGGATTTGCGATGAGCTTTGCAGCACCCTCAGCTACAGGGGCCGCAGCCTCACCCACTGCTTGGCCTGCTTTTGAGATCGCTTTCACTGGGTTTGCAGCTTCCCCTAAGAGTCCAGCGCCCTCAACTTCTGGCGCCATGAGTGGGCCAACAATGCCCACGGCTGGACCTACAAGCTCGCTTGAAACGGGATTATATTTCGCACGCTTTGCTTGCGCTTCAGGCGTTGTAAGACCTGATGCGTTCTCAAGCTCGCGAGAGAGACCAAACGTTGCGGTACCCAAGGCTGACTCAGCACCAGCCTTAAGGGGGTTTGCTAGTCCCTCGCCATAGGTCTTTTGATCAGATAGCTCCTGAAGTTCCGAAGCCGTAGCAGGACGGTATGCGCCAGCCTGAATAGCTTGGCGTGCGGTCGTAACATCCATCAACTGAACGTTACCGTCTGAGTCTACAACGTGTACTTCGTTTGGAAGCTGAGGCGCTTGGTTATCTGCCATTCACATTTCCTACGTAAGTCCCTTGGAAGTTTGCAGGGCCTTTGTATCCGATCAGATTCTTGCTTCGCGCGTTCTCAAGCGAGTTCTTAAGTGCCCGAAGAGTGTCGTATGTTGCGCCTTGGCCTTGAAAGAAGGACTTAATAGACGATGGATCATTGAACTGATTGTGAATCGTCTTTTCATCCATGTCGGTGAATCGGTTGTAGCCATTGAACTCGTTCACCTTCATCGCGATGCGGCCCATTGCGGCTTGGGCTCTCTGATTCTCAGATGAACCAGGAATTGCAGCACCTTTGCCAAGATTTTGAAGAAGCTTAATATCATCCACGATCGGCTGATAAGCGCCTTCCATCTTGCGCATTTCATCTGCGGTTTTCTCATTTGGAGCCTGATATGCCACGCCACCAATAGGAACGCGTTTTGCGCGATACTTATCATCAAGAAGAAGCGCTGGAGGTTCTTTTCCGATTTGAACGCCACCTTGGCCGTTACCGCCACCATAAACGCCTGCTTGCATTTGCATCATGGCAAGCTGGTGCTTTTGCTGAGCCATCTGCATTTGAAGCTGACCTTGAAGGATCTGCGCGTTTGACTTTGCTTGAAGAGATCCGGTGGATGCTTTGATGCTCTCAAGTTGCGCATTGAGCGAGGTATTCATTTGAAGGCGCGTAGCTTCTTCGGCCATCTGGGCGTTCTTGTATTTTTCCATGTTCATTTGGAACAGGGATCTATCGCCATCTTTATTGGCCTTTTGAGCCTCAATGTCTTGATCCATCTTCTTCTGTAACAACGTCAAGGCACCGTTTTGCTGGCCCGTTATTCCTGAGCCCATACCAGAGAGGAAAAGTCCAAGACCCGCCATGATCTTGTTCCCGGTCGATGCGTTTTTCCACACACGATTAGGATCAATCTTGTTTGAGGCAAAGCTATCCATGAGCTTTTGTTGCTCTTCGTCGATGTATTTCAATCGCTCTTGGTACATTTGCTCATGCTGCTGAACTTGCTCAGCGTAAGCATCATAGGCTTGCTTGGATTGATCGCCAGCTTGCATGGCGGCATTTGCGTTGCCTTTAATGCCAGCCATCTGCATTCCATAGGCGCTCTGCATGTCCTTTGGAAGCTGAACGCCTTGAGGTTGTGCAGTAGGTGCCGTGGATGCGGGAGATGGACCGCCATTTGCTCCTGATAGCGCCTGACGTTCAGCCGCCGCTTGAGCTTGAGAATCAGTCAAGGCATTGAGCGCATTAGGATTAGGAGCGGTTGCAGCTTGTGCTGATGGCATTGGATTTCCAGAGACGCCAGAGACCAGGCCAGACGCCACATCTTTCACGCCATTCACAATGGGCTGCGTAACGTTTTGGCTCCAAGCATTGTACACGTCATGAATGCCTGAGCCTATTGCGTGCGCGGCGTCTCCAATGAAAGAAGCTGGCGAGCGGTTGGCCATAATCGCATTGTTTTGATCGGCAATGATCTGCTCATCCGTTCTCCCATGGCCTGTATATCTGATGGGAGGATTGCCGTTTAGATCTTTCAAGTTTGGATCTGCTGGATCTCCTTGATTTGCTGCGGGCTTCTCACCAGGAAAAAAGCTTGAGCCAATGATTGCTTGAAGCGGATCACTCGCTGAGTCAGGAACGACGCCGCCATCTGCCATTTTAACAGGGCCCATGGCCTTAATCTTTGCGATCACTTTTTTATCCAAGCCTGCCTTTGCAACCTGAAAGTGCTTACCGCTTGGATGCTTGACTGTGAACGCGTGCTCATCTTCCTTGATAAGCTGAAAGTCACTCATTTCTTTGCGCCTTTCTTCTTTTCTAGTGCGGCGATAGCATCACCCAGTTTTCTGTGGGCTTCAAGTACAGAGCGATAAGATCCTTTTTCTTCTACAGCTGAGGACTTCTCACTCATTAGGTGATCAATAAACTCCTTGGCAAGCTCTGGGTCAGAGGCTTTGGAGCGTGGGATGACGATTTCACCAGGCGACAACATGGCGGGTACTGTGTCGTTTCGTGTCGAGTCGCCCGTAACCATCGGGCGGCCTGGAACGGTTCCACCGCGAGAAAGAAGCGCCATTGCAGCAGTGCCTGCGCCGTTGAGGAAGCTTCCACCTTGTTTTGCAGCGTTCGCAGCGTTTCCAGAGGCAACATCCGCGTTGATCTTTTGAGCACCTAGGTTTGCGCCAGTGATCTGGCCTTGTTGGGAGAGCTGCTGATTGCCCATGGTGCCGTAAAGGTTTTGGAGCTGGTTTTGGGCTGCAAGTTGTTGTTGAGCCTGCATCACTGCTGAATTCTGGGCTGCAGTTCCTTGCATCTGAGCGGCATTCTGGGACGCCATTCGTGCCGCAAGCGCTGGATTGAGTCCGCGCTGAGAGGCCAGAAGTCCTGCGTTGTTCTGAATCGCGCTCTCTGCGTTTTGCTGATACTGAAGCTGCGCAGGATTTGGACCTTGGCCTTGGCTCTGCGCAAGGAGCATGTTGGCAAGCCCTTGTTGCTGGCCAAAGATCTGACCTGAGTTTGCTAAGGTTTGGGTCAGTGCATCTTGTGAATAGGGGTTATTGACATGATAGTCACTATTTCCGCCTACGATATCGCCCATGAAGTTTCCAATGCTCATAAACCCTCCTTAGCCAACGCTTTGTGCGGCAGACATCTTGTTCAAACCGCGCTTAATTCCTGCTTCAAAACTCATGTTCGTTAAATTCACGTACTCACCGCTTGCTCCTGTGGTGATCTCTTGAATTAAAATTTGAACCGCATCGCACTTTTGTTGTGGAAGGCGCTCGCGATATTGAAACGCTCCGCCCGTACTTGGAAACGAGAAGGCAACCGGGCTTGAGAATGTGGTGCTAAAGTCGTAAGCGGCGCTCACTTGAATGCCGTGACCTGCGCCTAAGAGATAATCTCCTAAGAACCCGATGCGCCTGATGCGTTGGAGCCCTTGAACGGATGCCATCGCAATCCAGCCCGTTTTTGCCAGGAGCTGATAAGTGGTTGTGTCGTCTAAGAATGTAGACGTGCTCTCTTTAAAGATCTTTCCATCGGTTCTTGCGTAAACGTAAACGCCATTGCAAACGTCGGCAGAGTATCCTTGGTGATTGGTGAATGCCCCCCACTGGCCAAATATATAGTCATAAACAAGCGTATTACCTGAGGCAGTGAGAAATCTGACTTGATTCTTATCAAAGAGAAGCGTTGCTGCGGTGAAGGTTTGAGTATTGAAGCTCTCAACCTCAGCACCAAAGTACTTGTCATTGAGGGAGCGATCTAAAAGATAAAAACCTTTGGATGTGTGTCTAAGTACGCCTAAAGGCAGAACGATCACGCTCTTAAGTTGATCGCATCCCGCATCACTTGGGATCGTCTGCACTTGTGAGAAAGTTGAGCCCGTGCCAGCGTCATTTGCACCATCGCCGCTGACAAAAAGAAGGCCGGACTGTTTGAAGAACACGAGTTTATCATCGAGTTCAGCAAGCGCAGTCATTGGGCCAAGTTTTGGATCGATATTGAGATAGAGCGCAAGGCTCATCCCAATGCCGTAACCGGGCTGATAGGACTTTGAATACCACGCTTGATTAGGAGTCTCAGAGTCCACCATGTAGAGGCGGTTGAGTCGTGACTCAATGATCATGGACGGCGGTGGAGCGTCGTTATCTAAGACGCCACCGTTCGTGTAGATGAATTGCTGGCCATCAAGCTGACTATCCGAGAGTGCGTCCGTGATCGTGACAAAAGTTCCGGTCGCAGAATTGAGCTTAATTGGGTCAGTGACCTGATAGTAGACGGTGCCGTTGTTCTTTGTGCGATAAAGGGCAACGGTAACGTTACTTTTCTGAGTCAGATAGGCAGCTGTTACCGTGATTGAAACGGTCGATGAGCTGGTGCTCACCGTTGTTGCAGCAATGTTGGATGGGGCTGACTCATGAAAGTTTCCTTGAGAATCAGTCCATTGGAAAACTGCTTGATAGCGGTAAGTTCCAGCTGCAACGCTTCCACCACTGCCTGAGTTGTTAGTGATTGCTACAACTTCTGGTGGCAAATGAAAGCCAAGCTCTGCGCAAGTGAGTCCATCATACATGGAGACGCACGCACCGTTTAAGATCATGAGATCGTTTGCGGCAGTCGCGCGATTAATATTTGGGCTTGCGAAATCAATCTGAACGGATGCGCCGCCAATCACACCAAAAACGTCTGTGGCAGAAAGTGGCGGCTGATTCGCCAAGAATTGAAAGCTTGCGGCGCACGAGTAGAGGACTTTCGTGGCGCTAAGCATCGACACGTTTGGAGTACAGTTGATTTGACCGCCAGCTGGAAACACAGAGCATACTGCATCGCCGTAAAAGAAGCGTGCGGTGACGATTGGCGTAAGCGTGTTGAGCGTTGCTAAAAAGAATGTCGTATTATGAACGACAGGGGGCGAGAACGATCCACCAAAGTTACCGCCACAATAGTAAAAGAACGCATAAGGCTGCGTGCCGATGAAAAAGGCACGAGAGCAGACGCGCACGCCTTGAGCGTATGGAGTGACTGCTGAGACTCCAGTACCTGAGAGCGTGGTTCCGATGGAATAAGTGCTCTCAATGGCTGGCGTTCCTGAGTTGTAGGCCGTGAAATAGAACACTTGGCCAAGTGAGCTTGTATTGAAAGCACACATGCCGCTCACAAGAGTAGCGAGACCCGTTGCAATCACAGTTGGCGCAAGGACACTCGCAAGAACCGACGAATAGATTGCGTACTTAATCTTTTGATCAGTCGTGTTGTAGTAGAGCCAGACGTTTCCAGTGGATGGATCCACTGCTTGAAAAACGAAATTGCCCGCAGTCGTGTCAGAAAGCGTTGCAGTATTGACTATATTTCCAGCCGTATCAACCGTGATGAGCTTAAGGGCGTTTACGGTGCCGCCCGATCTCAGCGGAGCAGTGAAGACTGCGCCTGTAGATGTGTTTGCGACGTCATAGCAAACCGCAGAGACGCCTGCGACAAACCCTTGCGATCCTTCAATGATGATCTCAGGGCCATACGACACGCTGCCTGCGCTGGTTGTGATAATGCGCATCACAAGTTTCATCACCGTGTTGTAGTAGGTGACGGCAAGAGCACCTGAGCCTAAGACAACGGCGCGAGGCTGGCAGCTTCCAAGGAAAAGGAAAGTCGAGCTATTGAGATAGCTCACAATTGTTGGCGCAATGAGGTAACTACCGGTATTTGCGTCCACAAGCGCAATATAAACAGGAAGTCCGCTTGCGGTCGGGTTGCCGTAGTTTCCTTGCCATGTGTAGAGAATTTGTCCGTTTAAGTAAGCGCTATCGACATAGCCACCAACAGATGTTTGCTTCCAGACAAAGCTCTCTGAAAGTTCTGTAGAAATATACGGTCCGCGCTTAATCCATGCATCCAAGTCTTGTGAGTAGGAATATAGATATCCCTGATCCACGCAGACGGTCTCACTCCCGTAAGACTTGATCATTTGAGGGCTAACAAGCGTTGTGCCGTTGACGATTGCGTTACTCATTTTAGAGTAACCGTTTCGTTTCGAGAGTCGCTTAGCGTTTGTGAAAACTGCGTTCTCAAGCTGAACAAACTTGCCAGGCACGACCAGCTTAGGATCAGTCTTTGTGTCTAACCCCATGCCTGCATCAATTGGGATGACTTGATCTTGCAGTGCCATCAGTTCACCCAGAGGGAGATTGTGCATGCTCCCGATGCAGTTAAGTTGATGTATGCCGTGTCCCAACTCGTTCTGTAGACGGTGACAGCTGCATTGATATCTGTGATCACCCAGCGAGTAGGTGCTCTTCCAAGCTTGTGGGCAATCTGGTTTGAGCCAGAAGTAAGCGCAATATCTGTGAAAAGGTTTCCACGAGTCAGTGGTGCAGTGTCGAGTGGCTGAATCGCCGCAGAAACGTTGTCTTGAATCAGCTGCAAGTTCTGATCGTTTGTGTTGACTTGCTTGAAGGGCATTACATTTCACCCCATGGATCGGCATAAGGATTAAGTCCAATCCCCATGGTGTCAGACACCGTTGCTGGAGATCCTGCGTCTCTTTGCTCTGCCATGGCTTGAATGCGCACGATCATGGCCTGCTTTTGGCCTAAGAGAACAGAAACGTCTGACTCTTCTTTTTGGAGTGCTTTGATAGCAGCATCGATGATGACGTACTCTTCCCAGCCTGAGATTCCATCAAATGTGTCAGTGTCGAGAGAAAGTGTGGAAGGCTGTGGAATTTCCCAAACGCGAATTGTGAGTCCGGCTGATGGTGGATGGTTGAACCAAAGGTTGTTGCCACTGAGCCTATATTTTAAGATGGTATTTCTATTGAGCCCGTTTAGACCTTGTGGTGTGTAGCGATTGCGCTCAGAAAAGTTAAATGGCTTAAGCGTTTGCCAGGTCTGGCCGCCTTGGGTCTTAAGATCAACGCCCAAGAGCTTGTAAAATGCTGGTGCTCCGCTGTAGAGAGTTCCGTCAGGAAGTGGATATGTGTCGCTCGTGCCATCTGTCGTGAAAGTGACTGGAGTCGCGACATAGTAATCGTTTCCGTAGGCAGAAACGAGCAAGTCATAAAGCTCTTTATAGCTACTTGCTATATAAGAATTCCACTCCGGATCCGAAACGAATGAGGAGTTGACCATATCTGCTCTGTACTTAGCTTGTGTGCGTACTGAGAGTAGCGTTGTCGTTCCAGGGCTAGGCATGGTCAACCCCCTTTACTTATTCAGCGTCTTCGTCGCCACCTTGAGCGTGCGCGAGAAGGGCATCGAGTGCGTCTTGAAGTCCAGCAATGGAGCCGTTCTTAAACGCGAGCATCATATCTTCGGCGATGATCTTAAGAGGTGAGCCTTCTCCCATGTCATCTTCTGACTTCACAGGTGCGGACTCTTCTCCGCCTGAAGGCTTAAGCTTTGATAAGATCACCGAGACGTTCTTTTTTTGATCGCCAATAATCATTGGGTCACCCCTTTAGATTGCGGTCGAATCTTTGAACGTGAAAGCGATGTAAAGACCTTCGCCAGATGCTGGATCAGTTGCAGTGCCTGCCGAGTTGAAGAACTGAACGGTCAAGGAGCAGGTGCCTGCTACGGCCACGCTGTTTGCAACTACGGCCATATTAGGAGCGGCAGGAGCAGCGCCAGAGGTGCCAATCGTGTCAAACACAGGATCAACACCTAAGAGCTTGTTGTAGGTGTCAAGCATGCCTGCCTTGGTGCCAAACACGAAAACGTATTTGCCTGCAGAGCTGCGAGTGACGGAGACAACGCCTTTGCTGTTTGCAGCATCAAGCGTTGGAGCGCCTGATGCTCCGAACGTGACGTGAGCAAAGACTGTGGAAACTTTCTTTTCCAGCGTGAGCTGGAACTGGGTCATGTAGCGATTTGCCATTTTGTACCTTCCTTGGATCTGTGGGCGGTTTACTTTTTGCGCTTAGCCCCCTATTCGCAAAAAGGGGTGAGGGAAGTCCTTCCATGGACAACCCCCACCCAGATCAAGGCGCCGATTAAGCGCCGAGCTTCACGACGGCGTTGAAGCCTGGAGCGTTACAAGCGAGATTGCCGTAGAAGCCGATGCGGCCTTCCACTGCGTCTGCGTTTGATACGCGAAGCTGATTGCCGTCGCCGTAGTTGAGGATTTGTGGAGCTTCACCAAGGCTCTTGAGTTCCCAAGTATCCATCGTGAGGAGGTACATGGTTTGAGCTTGGCAAGAACGATCCGAGAGAACAGTCACTACGCCGCCTGGAGCGTTGATCTGAATTCCGCGGAATCCAATCTCACCCATCTTAAGGTCAGCGAACTGAACCTTTGCGCCCATCGATTTCTCAAGAGCAGCAAAGCTGACTGGGTTCGTAACAGCGTACTTAGGAGATCCGCCTTCACGGTCCAAGTAAGCGCAGCCATCGATTGCAGCTTCTTCGATGGATTGAGCAGAGCCGTCGTAACGAAGGCCAGCCAAGCGAGTTGGGTCCACAGAGCGGTCAACGCCGAAGAAGTTATCGCCAGAGGTTGGATCAGAGCTTGGAAGCCAAGCAGCAAGACCCGACATTTTAGCATTGTTGTCGCCTTGAACGAGAAGGAAGTCGCCAGCGGTCCAGCCGGATGGAGTTCCTGCCGATCCACCCAGGGTGGTGGAAACAGTGACTTTGCCAAGCATACGATTCACAGCAATGACGTATCCGACTGCAGCGCGAGGAGTGCCGCCATCGGTTGCGTTTGCTTGAATGGCTTGGTTGATTTCAAATCCAACAACGTCGCCGATGTTAGAGAGAGTGATGACGCCAGTCGAGATCGATCCGATTGCGCCCAGCGAGCCCGTGCCGCTGCGGAAAAGGGCAGCGCACATGGAGTTTTCCATTGCGGTCCAGGCAAGGTCTGCTTGAGTCTTGATGCCGCGAACGAAGGAACCCTTGTCAGAAGCCGAGGCCATCATCGTCTCGTTATCAACGGTGAAGATCGAATAATCCTTCACGCGCTTGATCATGAATTCTTGAGAACCGAAAGCGGTTTGGTTTGCTTGAGCGGTTGCAAAAGTTGCAGAACGTCCAGCAGTCGGTGCCGTGATGATTGGTTGAGGGTAGACCTTACCGAGGAAGTCCGTAGATTTCTTCACGAGAGCGAAGAAAGGGTTACGTCGATAGATCATGTTTTGAACGGTTTGACCGTCATACAGTTCTTTAAGAACCGTCTGTGCGGCGGTCATATCTAAAAATTGGGATACAGCCATTGTGATGCTCCATTTGGGTAGGGCAAGCAGGGCGTGAAACGCGAAAGAGCGATCACAAGCATCCGTGCTTGCGGTTTTCGTTTGTTTCAGGCGCCCCAAATGGCAGATGGGCTTAATGCAATGGCAGAATGTGGTGTCCCGTTAACGGAGGGATCTAGCAGACCGATCAAGTCTCATGGCAGTGGTAGTACTACTTGCTCTCTCAGATTAAAGCGTGATTATAGAAAGTCAAAAAGCGGCAATCTTTGCACGCTCAAGCGTCTGGGTATCTGTCTCTCAATGATCCTCGAAAGTGTTCAAGCTCTGGATGCTTTTGCACCATGTATCTGAGCTTTCGAATGGAGATACCAAGGAGCCTTGCGGCCTTCGTCTTGTTACCGCGACAACGGGCCAAGGTCATTGCGACTGCTTGCAATATCAACTTATCTAGAGGCTCGCCTGGACTCCAAAGAATCATTGCCCGCGTCTCTCAAGGGCTGCCATCGCTCTTGCTACTGGATCATTGATCTTAGCCGAGGGTGATGCCGAAGAGGTTGTTGCAGCTGCCGATAGAGTTTTACTTGGAGCAGTTGGTTGCTTGCCGTTTTGCTCAGTTTCAGCAGGTTTTGGCGCAAATTTGCTCTTAATCTTATTGGTCTCGTAGTATTTTGAGATCTTTTCTTCCAAATGAGCTTCGATGAGGTCCAATGCTTCTTTGGATGAGAGGGCTTTTGGGCGCTTTCCTTCGCGTCCAGTCTCTTCCCATTCTTTCATCGCCTGACCAAAGTGTTGCTTGATTACCGCGAGAACAGTTTCCGCAACCTCCGCCTGATCTTCACGCGCTGTAAGTTCATAAGTTTCCTTGTTTTGCTCAACAAATTCGATCACGCCCGTCTTGAACATCTCTTCTTGCTCTTGGACAGACTTCTCGGCGCGTTCCCTCTCTTCTTGAAGACGCTTTTGCTCGCGCTCTTCATAGGATTTATCGCGCTCTTCAAGTTCTTTGCGTAAAGCTGCAATCTGCTGCTCTGGAGTGAGTTTATTATCATTGAGAACTACGTTTGTAGCGTCCTCATAGCTAAACCCAGCACTCTTTAAAGCATCCAGTGGGTTAGTGACCTTTTGATTCACTTTGCCCTCAAGCTCTTGAATGCGCTTTAAGAGTTCAGCCTTCTCTTGATCAGCAGCCGATAGCTTCTTTGTTGCCTGCATCGATTCTTTGCGCTGCCTTGCAAGCTTTGCAAGGAGTGCTGATGCCGTCTCTTTAGGTTGCTCGGGGGATGCCGCTGGCGGTGTTTGAGTTTCGGGAGCCTGTGGCTCTACTGGAGCTTCAGGTGCCACAGGCGCTTGGCCTTTCAACTCTTGAACAACGGACGTTAGTGAATCAGACATGGATTGCCCTCGCTCATAATTCCAACAAAGTGGTGATAGACTTTGCCATTGGCCATCACGATGTATAGCCAGTTAGGGTTTGCGTTTTCGTCAATGATGACGTTGAAATCTGGGTGATTGTCAGTGCGATAGTGCCGCGCCTGCGTCTCTCTGCTTGGATGACAGAAGATCTTCTTTGCAATGGAGTTAGGCTTTTTATTCACGCCTCTTCCTCGCCGAGATATGCCATCTGCTCGTACCTGTTCCCGGCTTCTAGGTCGCCAAATCTTTCTAAGAACATCTCCCGCGCCTTGCGGAAGCCTGCCATATAGTCTCGATAAGAGTCTGCGGGTCTTGAGTTGTGACTCTCGACAGCTTCTCGGCTGTATTCGTCTGCCATCTTCTCAATGAGCTTCATGCAACACCCGGAACATTAGGGATTAAATCGCTTTGTGGTTGAGGCATTGGAGCTGCTTGTGGTGCAGCGCCTGGAAGTCCAGGGCCTGTACCAGGCATTGGTGCGCCTGGACCTGCTTGAGGTTGGCCTAGGAGCGGAGCGTTCAGAGCGCTTAAGAAATTGCGCAAAAGCTCAAGGTTGGCTTCAGGCATGTTGTTGAGCTTTCCTTGCTGGTAGTACTCAAGTGCAAGCTCTCGTGCGAGTTGAATGTCATCGTAAGCCATCTCTGGGCCTGTATAGATCTCAGATATGTCTGCGTTCTCGTCTTCCAAGTCCGCATCCACCATTTTTTCTAGGATCTTATGGAGATAATCTTCTTTGGCTGATTCAAGATCTTCAACTGCTTCAAGATCCGGGAAATCCAAGAGGCGTCTTGCGGTGCGAGGGGTGATAAACCCAGCTTGCACATACTCTTGCACGGTTTGAAGGCGTCCGGCAGGGTCATTGGGCAATGAGGACACTGGAAAGATCTTGAGGAAGTATTCGTCTTCTTCAAGATCGATATCCTTCCAATCAATCGTCTCAATAAATTTCTTACCAGGGACTTTAACTTCATACTTGCCCTCGCGTGTGTAGATATCTTTTGCGCAATCAACAGTGAGACGCGCAAGTTCTAGGAAAAAGCGCTCATAGGCTTGGCCAATCGTCATGAAACGATCGGACTCAATGTCATTGTACTCACGAAGCGCTTTGCCAGAGTTCAGTCCAGCGGGCTTTTGAGCGGATGCTGAGAGCTGAGAGACGCCCAATTGTTCAAATGCTGCACTCTTCAAGTTTTGAAGCTGCTGATAAAGTTCCAATGGAACAGCGCTTGGAGTGACGTATTGTGGAGCCTCTTGGAGGTATTCAATAATCAGCGCGATATCATTTGTGAAATGCGATTTTGGGATCTTGTTTCCAATTTTGGAGAAGATCTTAAACGTTCCCGCCATCTGAATGGAGCGCTGAATGACCCAGAGAATCTTATTGATCTCGTATTGGATGTTTTGAATTTGTTCAGCGGCACCTTGCGCCCAAAAGCCATAGAGGCGCGGACCCCACTGGAGTCCAGCAAATGGGAAGAATGGTTTCTTCCATTCCTCATCCATGAGGTTTTCTTCTTCAAGGTTGATCGAATGTAATCCATCAGTTGCTTTTTGTCCTGATGGCAAATGCCAGCTTTCGATGACCGTAACTTGATCGGCCATGATCATGGAAGCGGACGCAGCACCAAGGTTTGCGCCCTTGGCTTTCTCGATTGCGGCCTTCTTCTCAGGAAAGAGATCAATCAGTACTTGGCGGTCAATGTTCTTCACTCGGTGAATCTGGCGAGGATTTCCTGTGTAAGCCTCGTACCAATCAACATAGAGTTCAGAGGCAAGTACGCGCTCAAACTTTACGCGCCCCTCATGCTCAAACACTTGCGCAATGCCATCTCCAAGAACGGCTGCGTCTCGGAATACTTGAGTCCCTAAGTGGTAAGCGTCGTTCTCATAGAAGCAGCCCTCAACAAACTTATCGAGCTTCTTAGCTTTGCGCTGGAGTTTCCAGTTACCGCCTGAAGTGAGAAAGAGTGGCTTTGGCTTATTCTTTGAAATCTTTGCCGTGACGGTATCAATCGCCGATTGAACGACGTTGTAGGTGAGTCGCTCTTTGATTGTAGGTTGTTGGGATGCGGCTTTTTGAGTGGTTAAGCCCGTAACTCCTAAGAGCTGAGTGTTGCCATAGAGCTTTGCTGACAACTCATATTGAGTCTGGCGAACAGAATCATATTTTGCGAGATGCTGAACAACAGCGTAAACGCTTTTTGCTCGCTCTGATTTCTTAACAGCCCACCAGCGCTTATTGATCGCCGTTTGATCATCGGAACCCTTGTTCACTATCGTGTAATCGATTGCCATCCTTGGCTCTCTTTCAGTTTATGGACTGCGTTTCATCGCTTGCGTCGCCAGCATCCTGCAGGCGCTTTAGCTCTTGCATCTGATCGTAAAAAGGCGTGCTCATGAGAAGAAGCTCATCATGAGTAGGTAAGCCCTCAGAGGTGAGTTCAATCGGCTCTTGTGGCTCTAGTGTGGCTTCGGGAGTGGCGGCTGAGTGATCGCCTTGAAGGGAAGTCGAGGTAGCAACCTTCTTGGCCTTTTTCTTTACTCTCTTTGGCGCATGGAAGCTGACCGCAAATCCCCCCATGGTCATCTCTTTTACGCCAAACTGCCTTGCAAGCTTTAAGATCTTCCTGATCTCTGATGCTTTCATTCCACTCCCTTTGTGTCATCTCACACCCATCATCCTTGATGAGCGATCGCGCATGGTCATGATGTGATTTGTTGAATGATATTCAATCAATATCGAGAGAAGTTAAAGTAAAATCATCACTAATTGACTCCAAATAGTCCTGTTCTGCTCGAATTTCCATCTCATCTTCCTGTTCTTGATAGTGCTCGGGCGTTCCGGGCTTGGGTCGCGGAGCCACAGGTTCTGACAACCAGTGGAGCGCTTCCCGGTAGGCGTAAAGAACGGCATCACAAATGTCTGAGTGGTAATTATCTGAAATAACTTTCTTATCAGGCGTCGTTTTATCGAAGTCCCACTCAACCTTCATGCAGTCTTGAGCAAAAGCTGAGGATTTCTTAGCTTTAAAGCGGCCCGTTCTCATGGCGTCGTTTAATAATTCGATGAATTCTATCTTGCGTGTCTTTTCGGCAGCTTCGACCGGGATACCAAAGCGAGCGGTGATTTCTTCTGCGATCTTCTTACCAAGCCCTCCTGTATCCATGACAATCTTGATCGGGTTATGCTTTTTGATCATCTCACCGATCTGATCGGCAAGTTCAGTGATGCCCTGCTTGCGGGTGAGCTTCTCTTCTATCAGATAGGAAGTTCTCTCATGCTCATGCCAGCCGATGACTGCAATCGCGTCGGCATCTTCAAAGCCCAAGTCCACACCAATGACTGTGTTCTTCTTACTGCGCCAATCAGGAAGCTCTTTGTAATCGTTTTTTACTTCCTCATACGAGAACACAAGTGACTCATAATCAATCACCCAGCGCCCATAGCACTCACGCTGAATCTTTGGATGCGAGAGGGTTACCCCCATACGCTCACAATCGGCGTCAACTAGTGCCTGAACAGTCTTGCCAGACTTTCGCTCCAGGTGCGGGTTTTGGAACATAGTCCAGAAATGATGACGGTAAGCTTTCGACTGGGTTTGGTTGTAGAAATAACCGGCGGGCACCAGACCAGGGGTTCCGATGAGACATAGGGTGCCCGCATAATCAAATAGTGCCTTTGATAGAACGTCGTCGATGAGGTCTTCGATGTACGCACGAAAAGATTGGCACTCATCTACATAGACCTTCTTAAGTGGGAGTCCGCGAAAGTTTTCAATTTCATTTCGATCCTTTGCGCCTGAGCAATAAATGACTGAGCGATTGGGGAAGGTGAGTGAGAGGTAAGTCTCATTAGGATCACCGCCCAAGTTAAAATCTGTGTTGATGCGCTTAAGTTCAGGCCAGACAAGCCTCATGGCGTTGTTTCGTCGCAAAGTCACGTAAAGGCACACCACATCAGGATGAGTGAGCGCCGTGTGAATGAGATCCGCAGCGCACGCAATGGTCTTGCCCGCGCGACGCGAGCACACAGCCGTCTTGTACTGAGCCTGATCTTTGATGAAATCAAGCTGCTCTTTGAAACAGAAATCCTCTAGCCTGAATTTTGGGCCAGTGTCTCTGCGCTTAAGCTCAGTTAGGATCAGTGAAACGCGATCAATCATAGAATTGAATTGGCGGCCCCCCGGATGCTTGTGGTGCTAGAATCCGAGAACACTAAGCACAGTGTGCGTGTCACCAGTGCTTAAGGAATCGACCAATAATTTGTTCGAAGTGCCAGCACAGCTTTCCACGCCGCCGCCAAACTTATTTACTTAGCCTTAGCTTCCTTTGCAGCGTCTACATCATCCACAAGCTCAATGTGCGTGATGTTAGAAAACGGGATGAGCACTTCAAAGGTCTTAGAAGCCGTGTTTGTCGCCTTCACGTAAACGCCAATGGCCGTAAGCTCAAACGTTGGCTTGATCATCTTTGCTGCTTCAAGCGTCTGCTGGCCTGCGAACTGCGTGATGCCGATGTGAGTTCTTAAATTAACGATACGCTTGCCTTTCATTTGTCTAATCCTTTCAGTATGAAGTTCGGTCGGTTTTCGACATAATTCTTTGCGCACTTTGCGGCTGATTCTGAACTGAGCCCGTATCCAAGCGCTTGCTTGAATGCGCTCACGAAGTGAAAAGCCTCTTCTTTATCCTTGAAGATATAAGCGTAATCTTCAGGAAGCCCCGGTAGCGCGTGGATATCAAAGCCGCAGACCTTTATTGCTTCGGGCATGGCTTCTTGCGCCTTCATGGCGGCCATCTTCTCTATCTCTTGAGCGAGCCTTTGATATGCGTCCGAAGGCAGTACTGCAGCCTTGTGTGGCGTTCCTTGTCGCTCTAGGAGATCTTTTGCCTTTTCCAAGGCTTTGATCATGTCGCTCACTTCTTCCTCTTCGTGCCCCATTTGCGCGGGCGCTGATTTGCTTCAACGGAGATGATGTGAAACGTGCCGTGCTGATCCTTCCAGTAGGTCTCGCCCTTCGTTAGTAGTTCAGCGCAGATGTGTGGGGTCTTTGCAAACTGGGTGAGCTTTAAATAAGTATCAAGCGGCCCCCAGAATGGCTCTTGATCTGTCCATACCTCGCCATCAGGAAATTCTAGCTGGTAGGTGATGTAGCGTGTTTCGCCTAGTGTGTGGTTTTTGATGCCCATGGCTTAGTCGAGCTTCTGGTTTGCATTGTAGATAGCCATAGCCTTCTTGGCAAAGAAGCAGGCTTCTTCCATTTTGGTGCGAACGATGCTCATATGGCGGCCGTCAATGCAAATACCTTTGAGAGTGTTAAGGCAGAGATCGAATGCAGCTTGGATCTTCTGAGCATTCTCCATGCCTTGATCGTTAAGCTTATGGACTGAGAATTCAGGGTTTTTGCATTCCATGTTCACAACGTTTTGTTCTTCACCCATTTTTAGCTCCTTTGTTTTTTTTAAATCCTATAAGGGTCATAAGTCATCTGAGGGTTGCTCGCCTGAATCGCCTTCGCATCAGGCGTTCTGTGTGTAAAAACGAAGTTGTCAGAGATCTCTGCGGCCTTGAGCATGGCTGTAGCAACGCCAAGCTTTCGTGCACGTGCTATTACATAGGCATAATGAATCACGGCGTGATCAAAGTACTCATAAACTAGAAAACCCAAGATCACTTCAGGCTCATCCACATGCGCTGCGATCAGCACAATGGAGTTGCGCTTACTCAAAATATGATCCACAAGCCTTGAGTGTGCAGGGTAATAGATTGAATCACGAATGGGACGCGCAAATTCTGAGTGCTCTTTGTAGTGCTTAAGCCAAGTGGCTTTCACATAGGCAAGCTCAGAGGGCTGCATGATGCGGATTTGGAGATCAGTCATTCTTTCGTCCGTAATTTTTATCGATCTCTTTAATGCCAGCTTGGTATTTGTCATCGCAGGGCTGACAGAAGAACCAATCGCCGTGACAGGAGGTCAAATACACGATCACGGCTTTACCTTCGCAGCCTTTGTTGACGCAATTGCAGCCCTCTTTAAGCTTAGCTAAAGCCGCTTCTTTTCTCGCTTCGCGAGCCTTCTCAATTTCAGTCAAGGCCAATCTCCTTGGCGATGTCGCTAGCCCATCCTTTGATTAATTCCTTGTGCATGGTTGGGATTGCCTCGATAGCTTTCAATAGCGATGACTTCGTAACCTCAACCTTCTTCTCTTCCACTTCCCAGTCATCGGCGAGGATGTCCTCTTTGGTGAGGTTGATGACAGAAAGGAAAAACCCAGGATCAAAAAATCCGCGCATGCTTGTCCCATGTGCACCAGGCTCATGATTGCAAGACTTGGCATGCCACCATTCTTTGCCTGCGCGTTTAATTGGCTTCCCGCTCATAATCGCTTCGATGATTGTCATTCAACCGCCTGCACATAGCTTCGGTAGCCTCTGTAATGAGCGCTCTCTTCTCCATACAGAGTGTTGAATTCTTGAGTGAGCCGATACTTTCTGATCCAGTTACGGACCGTGTTGTTTGATAGCCCAAGAATCTTTGCTGCTTGTGATCTATTGCCGTGCGTAAGCTTCATGACTTCGCAAAGAAGTTTCTTGCACTGAAGCTCAAAGTTTAATGGATGGCGTCCCATAGTCTCCTAATACTGATCCCGCTCTGGAATCGCGCGATTGATCATCTTTTCGCAAACCTCTGCATAGACGTTTACGCGAGCGGTAAGCTCTGAAACTTGGCGGTCATAAGCTAAGAGTTCTGATCTCACTTCAGAGAGTGGGCGCTGAATTCTAAGCTTCATTTCTTTGTCGCATTCAAGCGATTGCACGAAGTCTTTTGCGGTCTCAATTGTGTCTTTAATCATTGCTTCACCCTCTCAAACCCCATGCGCTTAAGTTCTGCTTCAAGCTCAGAGTCTGTAAGATCAGAGAGGCGCTCGACTTCCTTCATGCGAGCCTCATCGACAACGGTCATCTCAGTTGCCTTGCGCTTAGGAAGGATGTACTGGCATGCCTCTTTGGCTGCCTGCATGCGAAGCTCTGGCTTTATGATTTCTTCTTCGGCCTCAATGCCTGCCGCGGTGAAATAGGTGCGAGTGGCTTCTTCATAGCCTAAAGACTTCCAATCGCCCTTTGCGAAGTAGAGCAGGATCTCAAACGGATCAACGCCAAGCTCCTCCATGCGATCAAAGAGGTCTTGGGTCTTTTTGTTAGGCGTGCCCTTGGTTCTGCCACCAGTCTTTGGTGATCCCTTGGCTTTAGGAATAAGAAATCCTTTCTATTCCGTTCTACTTTAGATTGCGCTTGAGAATTCACTTTAACTAAGTCGGCTATGTTGGCAACAATAAAGTGAAATCCAAGTCATGCTAGGAGGGCAAGGCGATGGTTCATAGTTATCCAAAAGACTCTGATGAGAGCTTATCGAAAGACTTTAAGGTGAGTGAGTTTGCGTGTCCTTGTGATCATTGCGAAGAGACACTCATCGATGATGAGCTTGTTTTAAGGCTTCAAGAACTCAGAGAAGCATTAGGGTTTCCGCTCAAGATCACGTCCGGTTATCGCTGCGAGCATCACCAAGAAGAACTCCGAGAAATGGGATTTGAGACTGCTGCAGGTAAGTCCCAGCATGAGCTAGGACGTGCGGCTGATGTGAAGACCGGCCATCACTTAGGCATTGAGATTGAGGAAGCTGCTCGCTCTGTGGGCTTTAAGGCCGTGGGAGTGGGCAAAGCGTGGGCGCATGTCGATCTTAGAGATGATCGTGATCGGCGATGGAAGTACTCTTATTGAGTAGTAGTGATACATTCTGATTCAGAGAAGCGAAGCGTCCCGGAGATCATATTTCTTTGTGTCCCGTTGATGCAGGTAAAAGTGTACGTTACTGAAGTCGGATCATTTGAAGAGCACGTCTCATTAGCGTTTCCGCCAGAGCAATCACGCTTTGTGGTTCCATTGGAGTAAGTCGTCGTTACAAGTACAAGAATAGGCAGGCTTTGACAGGGCTGACCCGAAGGCAGAGAAAGATAGGCGACGTGACTGCAAGAGGTAATGCTTGTGATAGTTACGGCTGCCGTGGTTTGTACGGTGGCAGTCGAAGAAGAGTCGGGGCTTGTTGTTGCGCTTGGACTTTGCCCGCATCCAACTAAGAGAAGCGCTACTGCAGCTACTAGAATCACGCGTTTCATGCGCTCTCATAGAGCATAGGGCGTGCCTGATTTACGCGCTGATTCTATTCGGTATTCTACACAGGGGGTGTTTAAGAGTTAGGCACCTGACTTATTCTTTTAAAAGATCGCGAACCTTGCAGCCGAGAAGCTTTGCCCATTTTGTGAGCGTCGAAAGCTTGGGATCTGCATCGGCGTGAAATAAACGAAAGACGTTTTTATACTCAATGTCTAATAGTTTGGCGAACTGTCGCTTAGACATTCCTTTTTTCTTGAGTGCTTCCCCGAGCGCAAGCTTTGCCATCCTCTCAGGTTAAAAGGGCCTCTCATGCTGCGATAGCCCCTCACTAGAGCGAGGGGGTAAGTATCTGAATTGGAATGATTCTTAACTGACTAACATTCAGGGAATAAATACCGATAGGAAACACATAAGGAGTTGGGGGCGAAAAGCGCTTACGTTCCGGAACCCCCAACTCGTCATAACCCCCACGTGCCAGCGTGGAGACTACAACGCTGATGTATCGGCAAAGGGGGGCGTGTGCCTGAAGAGACTAAACAATTGAGGGAATTTAGAGAAAAGCTCGCGGCTTTGAAGGAGTACTCGTCACTTGTTTTCGAGATTGCTCACTTGCTTGAGATCCAAGGGGCCGTACCGAGTCTCAACGAATCCAGCAACAACCGAGAGAGCGTTGTCATCGAGTTTCAGCGTTTTCTCGATAAGCGCCAAAAGTAATCTTTCCCTGCTTTTTTTGGATTGATCGGCCTTGGCCAGTACTTCCGGATCCATAAATAGGACTGTCTCGGACTCGAGTCCTGAGCGCTCTACTATCTTCTGGAGTGTTTTTGCTTGCGGAATGTTACCGGCTTCAAGGTCTTGATAGGTCCGCAAAGACATGTCGAGATGCTCAGCGAAATCGGATTGCGTCCGTTCGCCTCTCAATTCTCTTAGTCGATATGCAAAAACTTTCCTAAGTGAATCCACTATTTAAATCCTACGCAAATGTTACGTGTAACAAACACGCAGGTTATGCGTTTTTTTCTTGTCTATGCACGTAAGTTACCGTATTATGCTTGCAGATGATGAGCGCAAGGTTGATTCAATTAGTTGATAATGCGGTGATCAAAACCGGCGGAGTAAAGGGCTTCTCGGAGTTTTCGGGCTTGGCTGAAAGAACAGTCCGAAACATCCAAGAGGGCAAAAGAATTCATCCAAAAAGCGCTTATACGGCCGCATTGGCGTGCGAGCCGGACGAAGCTCAGGCACTTGCGTTGGCGCGCGAGTACCTCTTGTTGGCCAAGAAGGCCGGTTAACAAATTTTCCGTTGGATTGACTCAGAAGAAGAATCTAACGCGGTGAATAAATCATTTTTTGAATAACGTCAATTGAATATTGGCGAAGGGACTGGTGCGCCTTATGCGTGACTGTACACACTGCTTTAATCAACGAGTTGTATTGAATCCTTATTTCGAGGAAGTCCCTTGCCCTACGTGTGTTGAGTTCGCAAAGCGCCTGATTAAAGAGGCCGTCGCAAGAAGAATGGCTCGCGAGGCTGCGAAAAATTTCACGAAAGATTTGGGGAATAGAAAGAAGGCAGTGTCATGAATCAAGAAGTGAAAAACCGTGTGCGCCGACTGGCTAGTGAGATCGCTGGTAGCCTGCAAGATCTTCCCGAAGACGTCACCGTTGATAAATATGAATTAGACACTTTGTATAGCTCTATCGTGTCTGAATCTTTTCGCATCAAATTCAATGGAACAACTCTCTCTATCAATGTGATTGCCGACAAAGGAAAGGCGGGCGCATGAAACTCACCAATAAACGCAATCTGCCTGAGGCCTTTGTTCAAGCCGTCAAAAACGATGGCTATACCCGCGGCGATGCCGACCTAAGCGTTACGCAAGCAATCGATGCCCCACAAGTCGTGGAACTGACTCGGCGTCACTGGGATCAGCTTGAAGAAGATGTGGAAGACCGCGTGTGGTCGCTCTTTGGACAAGCCACACATACGATTCTTGAGCGTGCAAACAAAACTGCCGTTGCTGAGCGCAGGCTCTCAATTGAGGTTGAGGGCTGGAAGATCTCAGGCGGGATGGACTTGTATGACATGGACGGCACTTTGACCGATTACAAAACCACGTCTGCATGGTCACTCATTTTTGATGGCCTTGAGAAGTGGGAAAAACAGCTCAATTGCTATGCAGTGATTTTGCGAGCCAATGGCCATAAAGTTGAGAAGCTTCAAGCCGTTGCAATCCTTCGTGACTGGCAGAGATCAAAGGCCGACATGGATGCAAGCTATCCACAATCCATGGTTGTGAATATCAACATCCCCGTATGGCCTGCAGAGATTGCCGAGAGATACTTGCGTGAGCGCGTGATCTTGCACCAGCAAGCGCGTCTCACTAAGAACATGCCCGCTTGTACCAACAAAGAGCGTTGGGTGCGCGATGAGGCTTGGGCTGTGAAAAAGGTCGGCGGAAAAAAGGCGCTCTCAGGTGGCGTGTTCAAGTCAGAAGCAGAGGCTCGCGCCTTTGTAGGCTTTGATAAGGGGCTCATCATTGAGCATCGTCCAGGTTCACCAAACCGCTGCCTCAATTACTGTGCAGTCTCTAAGTTCTGTCCACAATTTCAATCAAGCTTGACTGAGTCAGACGGGCCATCTGATGCAGTCATTGAACAAACTCAGGCCGGATAAAAGGGAATATACTTATGATGTTTAAGCCACGTCCAAAGGGTTTAGGTCGCGATAACTTCTTGAAGCTCAATGACCGCGAAGAAGTTACGGGAGTTTTCAAGGGCGATATCCACACGTTCAAGCGTCACTGGACCGGACAATCAAGTGTTGAATGCACGGGTCCAGAGAGCTGCGCAGTGTGTGCAAACGATCCTGAGAACAAGCCAGCATTCCGTTTTCGTGTGAACTTTATCACCACGAAAGATGGCCAGTATGTCGCCAAGATCTTTGAAGGCGGCGGGGAGCTTTATGACACGCTCGCAAATCTTGATCGCAAGTTTAACCTTGCTGACACGGTTGTTGAAATCACACGACGCGGACTTAAGCAGAATACTAAGTATGATGTTCTCCCGCTTACGAATCAGCCGATCTCAAAAGAGATGCGATCCAAAATTGATTCAGTCCCGCCGCTTGCCCTGAGCGCAGAAGAATCATCAGATGTTCCATTTTGAGGTGAACAATGAAAGCACGTCACGAACGCGGAATGAAACAGCCAGAAACTTTTAGCGCAATGATGAAATACTTCAAGCGCGCATTTCGGATGATTAGCTATTTCCGAAAGATAAGGTCCACATGAAATACCTAAACTTCGGACTCATGCCGATGGCTCTCTTTGCTGCAGCCGTTGCAATCGCAGTGGTGTGCTTTGTGATCACTAGCGGGAGAATGGCCTGAACAATTTAGGCAATTGTCACATTCAATGAGGTTTGTTTATGAGTAAAGAAATTGGACCATTCAAATTAGACCCTGAGAAAGACTACTGGGACCAGACGTTCGGGTGGGTTGGTCATCCAAATGGCGGGGACGATTTTGCTGACCGCCGTAAGGACATGACTGTCATCGGCGGAATTACTGACGACGAAGCCAGTTACAGCTACGACGATTGGGCACTAGTTTTACTCGATGGTCAGTATTATCTATTCTCGACTTCCGGTTGCTCTTGCCCGTCTCCTTCTGAAACCTGGCGGGTAGAAAAAGGCCCCGCAACTCTTCAAGAGATTCGCGAGCACGTCAACTCCGGCAACTATGAGGGCTACACATTACCCAAGCGTCAGCACCAAGATTTTATGGAAGTCTTAGACTTCGCTGAGAAACTGAAGTGACATTTTCACAAAGAGTAACGCGCATCTGATTTTAAAGAGGTTTTTATGCAGGACTCAAAATGTTTTTGTTTGCAGAGTATCTGGGCGGTTTTCGGTGAGCTTCGCCAAGCCGTTGAGCGCATGGAGCGCCAGATTTCAGATGAACAAGTAAAGCAGTGGATGGTCGGATACCGCGATGGTCTGTGCGCTGCTCAAGAGCGTTTCCGAATCACACAAGGTAAGTGCTGCTGCGAGCGCACAGCGGACGCGATTAAGCGATGAGACAATTCAAAGAAATGTAACGTCAATTAGTAAGCAGTAAATAGGAGTAGTGTATGGCAGGAAGAAAAACGAACGAAGAGAGACAAGCGATTATCGACAAGATCACAGAATCAAGAAAGGAAGGCATGTCCTTGACTGATGCTGCGGCCTCTTGTGGAATCTCTGATAAGACATATTACCTTTGGATGCGAAAAGGCTCTAAGGCTGCGCCAAAGCAATCGCAACCTAAACAGGCAAAGAAAAGTTCGTTTCTCACAGTTTCAGTGCCGGAGGACAAGATGCCCTTCGTTTTTATCATGGGGAGTTCAGCTGATGTTCATGGAATTTTTGATCGGCTCTCTCAAATTTCGAGAAGGGGATAGTCATGTCAAAGGGGGCAATTATCAGATGTTTCTTGGACGCAGATATGCGCAACGGTCACGATGGACTGGCTGAGCTTGCGAAAAAAGAAAACATCGATGTGAAGAAAATTAGTCGCGGTGAGTTTGTTGTGTTTGTTAACTCAGCAAAGGACCGCGTGAAAGTTTATGCCGCATCAAACGTGATCGCATACATGAAATCATCCAAGGGTCAAAAGATTGATCTGCGCGTGATCAGAGAGATTCCAAGAGCATTTAACGGCGGCGGGATTTCTTATGATGAGACGATTGAAAAGATGCTGAGTTTAAAGATTGCGCAAAAGCCTAGGATTTCTCCGCTTCAGGCGGCAAAGGCTATGCGTGAATAAAGTTCTAGCGAGGGGATAGAAGCAGACCCGTTAGATCGGGCGCGGGTTCGGATCGCTACCAAATGCCTGCGCCTGTATTTTAAGAGGTAAAAAATGAGCCAAGAAGACTTTAATGAATTGTTAGAAATCTTCCGAAAACTCAAACAATGGCGCGATGAGAAAGACGCTGCCGAACAAGAAGCCTTGATTAGAAGCGGGGCACCACTTGTTAACCAGGAGCATCCAAGAGTCCACTAATGAACGGTCCTGAATGGCTGGGTGATAGCTCAGACGCGATTGCAATTCTTCGTGTCAGCTCGCACCGGCAAAGAGACGGCGTATCCCATGAGGCTCAAGAAAAAGAGATCAGGGATTACTGCACCTTCAACGGCCTGAATCTCGTTCGGGTTGTAAAGCTCATTGAGTCGGCTTTCGATTCAGATGAGCGAAAGAAGTTTGATGCTGCCATGACTGGCGCGTTCAAGGACCATATCCGCCATGTCCTTTTTTACATGTATGATCGTGAGTCAAGAAACCTTACTCACGCTGAGCGAAACGAAAAACTCGTTAAGGCTGGTATCTTCGTCATTCATTATGTGCGTGATCGCAAGGTGTTACACCAGGGTAGCTCTGACTCTGACTTCTTTATCCGCGATATTTCTGCGGCGACAAACAAGCATTACAGCAGAAGCCTGAGCACCAAGATCAATGATTCGATGGGACAGAAGGCTGAGAACGGCTGGTATCCCTCAAACCGTCCGCCGCTTGGATATACGACAAAGCGTGAGAACGACGAGAATGGGCGAGAGCTTAGACGCGGTCTTGCTTATGTCATTCCTGATCCGGACACGCGTAAGGTGAAATGGGTCCAGATGGAGTTTGAACTACGCGCTCGCGGTCTGAGTTACGAGACAATTCGCAAGACCGTTATTGCATCGGGCTTGCTCACACAGAAAGAAATCAAACAGTACAAGATCGGCACGATTGAGTACCGGATTAAGAACCCTTTCTATGAGGGTTACTTTCTTTGGAAGGGCAAGCGTTACAAAGGAAAGCACGAGCTGATCATCCCGCCAAAAACTATTCAGCTTGCCAGAGACAATGCTGGCAAAGGGAAGGTCGCACGCACGCAAGATGAGTTTGGACTTTTTGCCGGTGGATGGCTCAAGTGCGCCGAGTGTGAGTGCTTGATTACTTATGACCCGAAAACCAAGGTCTATAAGAACGGCAAGACGACAACCTATCACTACTATCGCTGTTCAAACGGCAAGGGCTTTCATGCTCGCAAGACGTTCATCACTGAGCAGGATATTTGGGAGCAGTTCGGACAAGTGATTGATCTCATCTCAATATCTCGCGAGACGGCAGAGCGTCTTGCCGAAGGTCTTAACGTCACGCATCGCAAAGTTGCAGCGGCGCATCTCAAGAAGATTGATGAGCTGAAAGAAGAACTCGCGTCACTCACTGAGCGCGAGGACCGCGCATATGACGACATGCTTTCGGGGCTCTTAGATGCCGAAGGTTTCAAGCGTCAACGCGAGAGAATTAGAAATGAGCGCGTGCGTCTTAGTGATGAACTTGAGCGTTCAAAGTCGGCCGTAAGCGGCAAAAACCTAGTGTCTGTGTCGGCAATTATCGAACTCGCTATGTCCGCGAAATCTATCTACTTGTCGCGAACTCCGCGAGAACGCCGAGAATTCTTAGAATTGATACTATCTAACCCGAGTTTAAGAGGGCTAACTGTTGAATATACTTTGAAAAAGCATTGGGATGAGTTGATCAAAATGCGGGGAGTCAATGAGATGGTGGTCCCACCAGGAAGTTTTTCCGACTTATTCCCCGCGTTTCCAGACGAGAATGACTAATCATTTCGGCTGATCAATCCATCCCTTCACAAATGAAAGCGGCTCGCTATCCCACCTGGACAGAGAGCCACTAGCATCAACACGCTTGGGGAAGCGTTAGAGGGGATATCGGGGGAATGGCTAGAACTAATATTGAGGACACGGGCTTTACCAAGGCCCTAGAGCTTTCGCATTTGATCGAGTGGGATGTTGGGCGTGCGCTAGGTGCGCTCGCATGGCTGTGGCATGAGTCGCAGGCCAAGTGTCGTCTAAGTGGTACTGCGTCTGAGATTCTTCGCTGGAGCAAGGTCAAGCTCTCTGATGACGAGGCTTTAAGCTATCTTGAAGCCCTCATCGAGTTAGATCTTATTCGCCCAGTTCTCGAAAACGGATCACTTTTAGAGAACGAATTTGAAATCGCAGGCAATGATGACGAGGTTAAGCGCCTTGTCATGTACAAGGAGCGTTCAAAAAAGGGTGGCGAAAGTACTAGGAAAAAGTACGAATCAGAGAAAGAGAGGGCTTCAAGCCTAGCTTCAAGCCAGCTTGGAGGGGGCCCAGATCAGATCAGTTCAGATCATATCAAATCAGATCAAATAAAAAACATGTCGGAGCCTAACGGCTCGACGCGAGTTCGATTTGATTTTGAATCGCTTTATAAAAAATACCCGCGCAAAGAGGGAAAGGCCGATGGCCTGAAGCGCTGTAAGGCGCAAATTAAAACACCCGAAGCGTTCGCAGAGTTATCTCAGGCGATAGACAAATATAAATCTCACGTTCACTCAAAGGGACTCGAAGAAAAGTACATCAAGCACTTTTCCACGTTCATGAACTCGTGGCGAGACTGGCTAGACCCCGAAACAGGCAGCGCAGAGTCGTCTGTAATCGATTTTGCGGCTATCGCTAGGGGGGTAGGTGCGGCGTATGACTCCTGAGCACTTTGGCGCCCAAATGAACCGCTTGTCGGAGACCTTCGGAAAGACCGCTTTCAACCGTGAGCGCTCGCAGCTGATTTGGGTCGCCGTGAAAGACTTAACGCCTGATTGGTTCAAGAGCGTAGTTGATAACATGATCGGAACACTCAGACAGGCTCCGCTTGTTCCTGACTTTGTTGAGGCCGCGCGTTTTGAGCGCAATCGGATCTATGAAGAACAAAAGCGCTCAGAATCTCGAATCAGCTTCGATCAATGGGTATCCAACTTCACCCGCGACGATGAACGCATGATGGCTCAAACGATAGTGAAGCGTCTGCGTGGCGAGGTTCCAGATAACGAGTGGGATAGCTTTCTCAAAATGCTTGATGGGATGGCGGCGGCTGAAAAAGCTGCCTCGAACGTGAGGCTTAGGTGATGTTTCAAAAACCCGTGAAGCGCGGCAAGAAAGTCAAATGCTCTGAATGCGGACACACTTACCGGGAGGGCGAGGGACACCCGAAGGCCAAGTGTCAACTGCTTCAAGTGTACAAAAAGACAAACAAGCTTCACGCAGAGAAAACGGCGAATGGGTTTCCATCGAAGCTTGAAGAGGCGGTTTACAGCACTCTATTGCTCCGAGAGAGAGCAGGCGAGATTACAGACATTCGAAGGCAGCATGCGCTGAGATTCCCCTGCGGTCCTGCTTGGAAGATTGATTTCAGCTTCATTGACGTGGCGACCGGCGAGCGGATCTATTGCGAAGCCAAGGGCGCTGAAATGGAAACATACCGGATCAAGAAAAACATGTTCGCAGGTTGTCCGGTCCTTGAAAGCGCAGGAAAGCTTGAGGTTTGGAAAGGCGAACATAAACAGCCGAAGCTTGTTGAAACGATTTACCCGAAAGACAAGGGTGGAAAATGACTGATCGATCCGATGAACGCGATGAGGATTTGAGATTAATTCTGCGACTCGCAATGAAATGGTCCGAGAACAAGCACTGTCAACAAATCGTGTGTAAGGCTGAGGAAGCCTTGCAAGAGAGTTTTGATTTTGAAGTGAAGTGAGTCTCACAAAAGAGCGCTCCCTGCGAGAGAGCGCCCTCATGAGTTGTGAGTATGGAATCCAAAACGTAGTACCAACTAAAAGGAAAAACAATGGCACAGATTCCTGTAACTTTAACAGTTGACGATAGCGCACTTCCAGTGGGTCCAAAAGGAGACCCTGGCGCGCAAGGCATTCCAGGTGAAAAAGGAGATAAGGGAGACAAAGGAGATAAGGGAGACAAAGGAGATAAAGGCGACAAGGGAGATCAAGGTATTCAGGGAATCCAAGGTATCCAAGGTGTCCAAGGACCTCCTGGGACCGGTTCCGGCGGCGTCTCAATTCCAGGCGTTGCGTCCATTGCGATCAACGGAAACGTCATGACGCTGAACATGTCTGACAAATCCACGCTCGCATTCGCTGGAACGTTGACTGCAGCACCTCCAGTGCTTCCAGATGGCGTTGCTCCAAACAGCATGGACGTGGTCAACGTTGTACCAGGCACTAAGTTTCCTACGCTTGGAATTGCACTGCTTTGCGTGAAAGACGGCGGCACGATCAACATCGCTGCTGGCACCTACAAAGAAGTCGCTCATGTTGACGCTGCGATCTTTCCGAACGGGATTAAGATCATCGGTGCTGGCGCTTACAAGACGATCTTTGATGGTCAAGGAGGCGTAGGCAGCGGCCACAGACTCGCATGGGGCAAGGGGATCTTTCACTTCACTGCTCCTAACTGCTCTGTTCAAGGCATCGGTTTTATCAATGGCGGCGGCGGTGATAAGGCTTCCGATGGCGAGGCTGGCATTTACTCTGAGCAGACGAGTGGTACGCTCACGGTCGATTCGTGCGCGTTTGATGGAAACGAGAATGGGATGTTCTGCCAAGGAAAAGAATTCGCTCTCACGGTGAATAACTGCGACTTCGGCAAGAACAAGCCAAACGGTCTTGCTGACGGAAACTCTCATGACATGTATGTGAGCCCAACTCTTGGCGTGACGGCGACAAATAATCGTCATTACAATTGCGCGAACGGACATGGCTTGAAGAGCCGAAG